TATATTGCAGGAGGTTACTATGGTCAATATCTTGATCTAGACGGTAACTTTAAAACTGAATATGACATGGTGAAAAAATATCGTGAGATGGCAATGCATCCAGAAGTGGATTCTGCTATCGAAGATATCATACACGAAGCAATCGTTGCTGATCAAAACGACAGTCCAGTGCACGTTAACCTTGATAACCTTGAGGTTAGTGAAAGTGTCAAGACTATGATCCGCGACGAATTTGACTTTATAAAAAAACTATTTGGATTTGATAGTAAAGCTCATGAGATGTTCCGCAGATGGTACATTGATGGGCGTTTATATTATCATAAAGTAATTGATCTTGATAGACCTCAAGATGGTATTAAAGAATTAAGATACGTAGATCCACATAAGATAAAGAAAGTAAGGCAGATAACAAAACCAAAAACTGCAGATGAGTTTATGAAGTATGACTTCGGTAAAGGCGAAGAGTATTTCATATACAATCCGAAAGGGTTACAAAACACTTCCGCAAATAGTGGAATTAAAATAGCCAAAGATGCGATTACCTATGTAACATCAGGTATCATGGATACCAATAGAAATATCGTATTATCTTACTTACATAAAGGTATTAAAGTTCTCAATCAACTTAGAATGATCGAGGATAGTTTAGTTATATACAGAATATCAAGAGCACCAGAGCGTAGAATATTCTACATTGACGTAGGTAACTTACCTAAAGTTAAAGCAGAACAATACTTACGTGAAGTTATGGGAAGATATCGTAACAAATTAGTATACGATGCTGCCACTGGAGAGATAAGAGACGACAGAAAATACATGTCAATGATGGAGGATTTCTGGTTACCACGTCGTGAAGGCGGTAGAGGTACAGAAATTACTACGTTGCCAGGTGGTCAGAACCTTGGAGAATTGACAGACGTGCAATATTTCCAAACAAAACTTTACAAAGCGTTAAATGTTCCTGCAGGTAGATTAGATTCTCAGACATCATTTAACTTAGGAAGATCATCTGAGATTACTAGAGACGAATTAAAGTTCACTAAGTTTGTGGGAAAACTCCGCAAAAAGTTTAGTGACATATTTCACGACACTCTAAAAACTCAGCTCATCCTGAAAGGAGTTATTACTCCTGAAGATTGGGATGACATGCAAGAGCATATACAATATGACTATCTGTATGATAATCATTTTACGGAACTTAAGAACCTAGAAATGATGACAGAGAAGTTAAATGTTCTTGGACAGATGGATCCTTACATTGGTAAGTACTTCTCAGTTGAATATATCCGCACTCAGATTTTAGGTCAGACTGAAACTGAGATGGAAGAAATAGATGCTGAGATGGCAGACGATATTAAGTCTGGTAGAGCAATAGATCCATTACAATTGGTCGCTGCTGACCAACAACAGATGGATGCAGATAGCGAAAATCTGGAGCTTGATCAAGAAATGAAGAAGGCACAGATTGCACAAGCAAAGCAAAAACCCGCAGCTCAAAATGCAAACGGTAATAAATAAATCTTAGATAACTGTTAATTATGGCTACACAAGAGCGAGAAATCGTTGATTTGCTTTGGGATAATGACAGAGCAGACGCTCTCGATAAACTCAAAGACATGTTACAAGTGAAAGCGGCTGCTGCTGTAGACGCTAGTAAATTGGATATTGCGAACCGAATGTTTCCGCACGTTCCTGATGATGGCAACCCAGTTGCATCTCCAGAAGAAACAGCGGATGTATTGAATCGCAACGATGAAACCGAAGAAGAGGAAACCGATGAAACTGATCACGGAACAAATTGAACCAGTAGAAATTCTAACCGAAGAAAAAGACGGTAAGAAAAGTACTTACATAAAAGGTGTCTTTTTGCAAACTGAGATCACCAACCGCAATGGTCGTATGTATAAGTACGAAACCATGGAACGCGAAGTTGGCAAGTACAACGAGGAATTTATCAAACGTGGTAGAGCACTCGGAGAACTTGGTCATCCAGAAGGTCCTACTATTAACTTGGATCGTGTATCTCATAAAATTGTTGAGTTACAACCTGAAGGTAAAAACTTCATTGGAAAGGCTAAACTATTAGAAACCCCTATGGGTAGGATCGCTAAGAACTTACTTGAAGAGGGTGTACAACTAGGTGTGTCTTCCAGAGGTTTAGGCTCTCTTAGAAAAGAGGGTTCTACATCTATAGTCGCTGACGACTTTATTCTTTCCACTGCTGCAGATATTGTAGCAGACCCTTCCGCACCTGATGCTTTTGTTCAAGGTATATACGAAGGAAAGGAATGGACTTTAGTTGACGGTGCAATCAAAGAAGCACAGTTAGAAGCAGTCAAGCACGCTCTTGATACTGCTCCCTCTAAAGAGGAACTTGCTGAGAGAAAGATCTCCGCGTTTGAGGCTTTACTCAGAAGTTTGTGATTTATAAATAAATATGTACATAAAATGCAGTCTAATTACCCGTTTAGGAGTTACGTAAATGTCAAGTATTGATGAAAAATTCAAAAAGGTGATCGCAGAAACCGCGTCTCCTGAGAAAACAATCGAGGAAGATGCTGCCACTGGCGACACTGCCATCAAGAAAGGTGCAGTTCCTCCTCAACCATCCGACCTTAAAAACAGTGCTGTTGAGGTTGGTGGAAGCACAAAGGAAAAACCCGAAGGACCTGATAACGTAGGTGCTAAAGCGGCTGCTCCTGTAGGTGCTACTAAAGATTCTACATTACAAACAAAACCAAGTGGTGCGTCATCCAGTATGCCTGGTGCACTTTCCGCTAAGATTTTTGATGATGTAGAGAACGAAGGAGAAACAATCTCCGAGGGTGAAGTCAGTGAAGACATCAAGGCAGTATTGTCTGGTGCGGATCTTGACGAAGATTTCCAAAAGAAAGCAACAACTGTATTTGAAGCTGCTGTATCTGCAAAAGTTTCTGAGAAAGTTGAAGCACTTAAGGAGACTGCAGCACGTAAGATCAGCGAAGAACTCGAAGGAATTAAAGAAGAGTTTGCTGGTCGCGTAGAGAATTTCCTCTCATATGCTTGTGAAGAGTGGATGACTGAGAACGAACTTGCCATTGAAAATGGTCTTCGTACTGAAGTCACCGAAGCATTTATGGAAGGACTAAAGAAATTGTTCATTGAAAGCAACATCAACATCCCAGATGAAAGTCTAGATGTTGTCGCTGATATGAGCGAGAAACTTGATGAAATGGAGACCCGTCTCAACGAACAAATTGAAAAGAACGTTGGACTGCATGAACAGGTAGGGAACTATCGTAAAAATGAGATCTTGAATGAATATTCTAGAGGACTTGCAGAAGTTCAAAAGGATAAGTTTACTTCTCTTGCCGAAGCAGTCGAATTCAAATCTGAAGAGACGTATCGTGAAAAGCTTGGACAAATCAAAGAGAGTTACTTCGGTGCTAAGAAACCTGAAGTAGCAGAAGAAATCTCTACTGATGAGCCAGCAAAAATTGAGACTGTTAGTGAGAGCATGGCATCCTATGTGCAACAACTCGCTAAGAGAATCTAAACTGTAAACCAACTTAATCTCAAGAACGGAGAAAACTAGCATGTTTAATGCAGAACAACTCCAAGAGAAGTGGGCACCAGTACTTAACCATGATGGTCTACCTCAAATTAAGGACAACTATCGTAAGTCGGTCACCGCTATACTTTTGGAAAACCAAGAGCGTGCACTCAAAGAAGAGCGTAGCGTTCTAACAGAAGCACCAACAAACGTTGGTCCTATCAACACACAGACAACTGGATCAGGTGCAGTTGCAGGTTTCGACCCAATTCTGATCTCCTTAATCCGTCGTGCAATGCCTAAGCTTATTGCTTATGACATCGCAGGTGTTCAGCCTATGTCAGGTCCTACTGGTCTTATCTTTGCGATGAGAAGTAGATATACTAACCAGTCAGGTAACGAAGCATTCTTCGACGAGCCAGACGCACAGTTCTCTGGTACTCAAGGTGGTACTCCTCCAACAGCAACAACTGAGAAGAACCCAGGTTTAATCAACGATGCTACTGGTGGTGGTACAACTGCTACTAACTATGATCTTGCTTCAAGTAAGTTTACTACTTCTGAGCAAGAAGCATTAGGAGACGGTGCATCTACTGCCTTCATGGAGATGGCATTCAGCATCGACAGAATTGCTGTTGAAGCTAAAGGTAGAGCGTTAAAGGCAGACTACTCAGTTGAACTTGCTCAAGACTTGAAAGCTATCCACGGATTAGATGCCGAGTCTGAATTAGCAAACATTCTTTCAACAGAGATCCTTGCTGAAATTAACAGAGAAGTTGTACGTACTGTATACAGAGGTGCAAAACCTGGTGCTCAGGCAAACGTTGCTAACGCAGGTGTATTTGACCTTGACGTTGACAGTAATGGTAGATGGTCTGTTGAAAAGTTCAAAGGACTTTTATTCCAGATCGAAAGAGATGCCAACGCTATCGCACAGGAAACTCGTAGAGGGAAGGGTAATGTGATCATCACTTCTGCTGATGTAGCATCTGCTCTTGCTATGTCTGGTACTCTAGACTACGATTCTGGTATCGGTGGTGCTGTTGGTGGTCTTGGAGAGATTGATGACACTGGTAACACATTCGTTGGAACACTCAACGGACGTTACAGAGTATACATCGACCCATACTCAGCAAACGTATCTAGCGATCAGTACTACGTTGTAGGTTACAAAGGTTCTAATGCATATGATGCAGGATTATTCTACTGCCCATATGTTCCTCTACAAATGTACAGAGCGATTGGTCAGGATACATTCCAGCCACGTATCGGATTTAAGACTCGTTACGGAATGGTTCTTAACCCATTTGCTAAGGGACTTACTGCTCTTACAAACTCTGATCCACAGCATGCTACCAACCTTGGTGCTAATGCTTACTACAGAAGAGTTAGAGTTGCTAACCTAATGTAATTGATCTATTACATATCCTTATCTAAGACCCCTTTACGGGGTCTTTTTTTATGCTATATTTACTGGGTCGAAACGGGACTATCGCATATTGGTTAATGCCCACTGCTTATAACGGTGTGAACTGGGTTCGATTCCCAGTAGTCCTATTTGACTCAGTAGCTCAAAGGATAGAGCAATTGCCTTCTAAGCAATTGGTTGTAGGTTCGAGTCCTACCTGAGTCGCCTTGGGAGTGTAGTCCAATCGGCAGAGACAGGAGACTTAAAATCTCTACAGTGTGGGTTCGAGTCCCACCACTCCTATTGTCTAGGTATAAGCTCGTAGGCATTTCTTTTTATTACAATGTAGCAGAAAATACAGTGTTGAATCGCATACATAGTAGTAGGATTGGAGGAAGGAAGATGAAACCAAACCCTCTATATGATGGTGTAAAATAACGGAGGCTTTTATGCACAACAGAGTTTCACATAATCAGTTAGCTGGTTGGAGTATGAACGATGACCTTACATCTAAAGCTTATGGAAGCGATATAACGAAGATCGACGATTACTTTGACTGTCTAATAGAATGTGCAGACTTGCCCAACTCGTGTAAACGAATTTGTAAAAACGTATTCGATTAGAACCATGCACTAAAACTTATATTGAGGGTCTCTAGACCCTCTTTTTTTATGTCTCTAAATACCTATGGAGACCTGTGTTCAACTAATGGAAAATACATTATTCAGTCCTTCCAATAAAAACTTTTTATCTCCAGTTGGTTTTAAATTTGTAATTGGTAGAACACCTAACGTAGATTACTTTTGTCAGTCTGCATCAATACCCTCTGTAGAAATAGGTACGAGAGATATTCAAACACCTATTAAAGACTATACGGTGCCTGGTGATAAGATGACCTTTGGTGATCTCAATCTAAGTTTTTTGGTAAACGAAGATTTGGATAATTACTATGAGATCTACAGATGGCTGAAAGGACTTACTAATCCCAAACACCAAGAACAATTCTACAAATACCTTGAGACTGTAGATGAGAAAGGTAGACCTGATGATTTTGACAAACAAATGAGTGATGCTCGTTTGTTAATTTTGAATAGCAACTACAATGCTATATCAACTGTTAACTTCTTCAACATATTTCCTACTAGTTTGAGTACACTTGAGTTTGATGCGTCAGTAACTGACATCAATTACTTTACAGCACAGGTAAATTTCAAGTATACTATATACGAGATTGCAGATAAAAATAAAAAGATAGTATGAATCTAGACAGTTTGAATGAAATGTGGGAGAAAGACTCACAACTAGACGATGAAAAATTAGATCATGACAGTTTAGCGATCCCCAAATTACATGCTAAATATTTAAGACTTTACAATAACTTTACTACCCTTCGGGATCAAGCAGAGTTAGATGTAAAGCGTACCTACCGTTACAGGTGGGAGTACTACACAGGTAAATCGGAAAAACCTTTTCACCTCAAACTTCTCAAAACAGATGTACCCATATATCTGGAATCTGATGAAGAATATATGAAATCCGTTCTTAAGTTGAAGTACTATAACCAAATGGTTGAGGCATTAAAAGCCATTATGCAGGCGATTAATAACCGATCATTCTACATCAAGAATGCGATAGAGTTCGCGAAATTTTTGAAAGGTTATGAAATCTAATGTATACATTCAAAAGAAGAACGAAGTTTACCTGACAGTAGAATGTGAACCCCACGTTCAATACGAGTTGGCAGACGAGTTCACCTTTGAGGTGCCTCAAGCAAAGTTCATGTCAGCTTACAAAAAGAGGTATTGGGATGGGAAAATTAAATTATTCTCACCAGGTACAGGCGAGATTTATGTTGGTCTTCTCCCTTATATTATTGCGTTTTGCGAGCAAAGGGGGTACGAAGTTATACATCGGGACAACGAATTTTACGGACTTCCATCAGAAGTGGATGAGTTCGTTACCCCACAAGGAGTAGGAGACTTTGTTAAATCTCTAAACCTACCGCATAAAGTCAGAGACTATCAGTACAAAGGTATTTACGAAGCACTACGCAACAAGCGTAAACTATTACTGTCACCTACAGGTTCTGGTAAATCGTTAATGATCTATGCACTGTCTAGATTTTGGACAGCAAAAAAATTACAAACACTCATAGTAGTTCCAACTACATCATTAGTTGAACAGATGTACAAAGACTTTGAGGACTATGGTTGGAACGCAAAACACCATTGCCACAAAGTATATGCAGGTACTGATCCTAGATCTGACAAAGATGTGATCATTACCACATGGCAGTCAGTATATAAGTTACCTAAAGTTTACTTTGAAAGGTTTGGTGCAATCATAGGAGATGAAGCACATCTATTCAAGGCCAAGTCTTTAACAAGTATCATGAATAAACTCTACGATTGCAAATATCGCGTAGGGTTTACAGGTACTTTGGATGGCACACAAACCAACCGTCTTGTTCTCGAAGGTGTATTTGGTACTGTTGATAAGGTTACTAAAACAGAAACCCTTATCAAAGAAGGACATCTTTCTGAGTTTGAGATTAAGGTTCTCATACTGAAACATCAATCTAATGACTTCGATAGTTATCAGGAAGAGATGGATTATATTGTGGAGCATGATGGTAGAAATAAATTTATACGTAACCTAGTTTGTGACCTATCTGGTAACACTCTCGTCTTGTTCAACTACGTTGAACGGCATGGTATGCCCCTTTTTGACATGATAAATAATAAGGTAGGAGAAGACAGATTGGTCTTTTTAGTACACGGTGGGGTCGATACCGAAGACAGAGAAAAGGCAAGAAGGATCGCTGAAACTACACATGACAGTATCATAGTTGCATCGTATGGGACTTTTAGCACTGGTATTAATATTAGGAATCTACATAACGTTGTCTTTGCATCGCCTTCAAAAAGTAAGATAAGGAATTTGCAGTCAATAGGTAGGGTTCTTAGGAAAGGGGATCATAAGACCAAAGCGGTGTTGTATGACATTGCTGACGATATCTCTAAGGGTGCTAAGAGAAATTATACACTAAATCATCTTGTTGAAAGAGTCAAAATATACAATGAAGAAAACTTTAACTATGAGTTTATAGATGTCAGAATCAGATAAAAATAAAAAACCAGAATTTCTCGCGGCTATAAAATTAGTCTCTGGAGAAGAGATACTTTCTATGGTA